CATGTCTCCTAACAATAATACAAGTAATCAGAGAGTTGCTTTCAGAGTGAATAATGCTTATCATTCATCAGGACAATATGTTGGTGGTGTTGGTTACTCTGGTTATACAAATGGTGGATACACTCATTTGACAGTGACATCTATTATAACCTTAGCTGTAAATGATTATGTACAAGTAGATTGGCAGTATGCTAATTTACATGATAATCACAACAAGTTTTCTGGTTTTCTTGTAGGATAAATATTCAAAAGTCTAAAAATTATGATACATACAAGTTATACAGTCGGCATTTCAACAGGTGATTTTAAGGCACTTCAGTATGTAATGACTGATCAAAAAGAGTGGATTGAAAATGCAATCCAAAATCGTGCAAGAATTGCAAGTGATGAGATAGTAAATCTCTACACAAGTTATAAAATTAAAAAGGGAGAGGCAATAACTGCGATTGGAACTACCGCTGTAATAGAAGCAGCATATGCAGAAGGTGTGATTGGCATTGCAACATAAATCTGATATAATAAGAAAACATTAAATTTATAAATCATTATTTAACAAGACATATGAACTTTGCTGTTTACTCGAAGGAAGGTTGCCCATATTGCGACAAAATTAAACAGGTATTAGAGTTGACAAATCTTAGTTATGTGGTGTATAATTTAGGAGAGCACTTTGACCGAAAATCATTTCAAGATGAATTTGGTCGAGGCACTACATTTCCACAGGTCGTGGTTGATGGTAAAAAACTAGGAGGTTGTGTTGACACAATTGAATTCTTGCGAGAAAATCAAATCGCAAAATGAAGGTATAAATAAATCAACTGACCATATTGATCGTGGTTTTGAGCTTATTCTTACAGGAGGTAAAAAAAGAAAACCTAAATCATTTCGTCTTTACTTTGACAAAATGATATCTTTCTTTCATAAGAAAATAAACATTCATTTAGACTTTTATTTGGATGTAAAATAAAAATTATCTCAGGAGAATTATGTTAGCAGTAAGTATTGTATTCGCAGCATTTCTGTTTATATTGTTTCTTATAGTAGGAGTAATAGGAGGATGGGTCGCAAGAGATTACATGATGAATTATCAAGAGGTTGAAAAAGTTCATCCAGAGATGTATGATAGAAATGGTAATATAGTTCCTGACGAAATTGTAGCATTCAGATTTGAAAATTATGACAACAACGACGAAGAAGACGACACCTAAAGCAAAAACGGTGAAGGCAAAGGCAACACCAATACCAAATTTACCTGTAAATCCATTTGTATTTGAGGTATTGGAAGCAGCATCCAAACAAAGAACAAAGGCAAGAAAGATTGAAGTTCTTCAAAAATATGCACATAATTCTATAATGGCTGTGCTTATCTGGAATTTTGATGAAAGTGTCATCTCTCTTTTACCCGAAGGTGATGTTCCTTATGGTAATACTAGAGAGGATAATAGTGTCACTGGTACTTTATCAGACAAGATAAATGATGCAGTTGGTATGATGACAGAAACAGGATCTACATCACTAGGTTCACAAGATCAAGGTAAAGCATCTATTCGTAAAGAATACACTAAGTTTTATAATTTTTTGAAGGGTGGTAACAATGGTCTTTCAAGTCTCCGTAGAGAAACAATGTTTATTAATATTCTTGAAGGATTACATCCATTAGAAGCGGAAATACTTATCTTAACAAAAGATAAAAAATTAACGGACAAATATAAAATCACTAAGGATGTGGTGTCTGCTGCATACCCACAAATAACTTGGGGAGGTCGTTCATGAGTACTGCGACAGAGAAAGAGAAGAGGGAAACTTTCTGGACAAAGACAGAAAAAGAAACTTCAAAAGAAACTTATGGGTGTGAAATCCTCGTGGAGAACGGTTCACCTGCAGATGTGATGACTAAAGATGCTCCTACTGATGCATCTATCGTAACCTATACAGTTGATGGTAAAGAGCATCAGGATTTAACTAGAGGATCAAGAGTTAAGTTGTTTGATATGTATTACGATAAGTTTACTAGTGTTAAACGTATTGAGTATGGACAGGGAACAATTAAACCATCTCTCTGGGGATATAGTGGTGAGGCAGCACCCAAAAAGAAAAAGCGGAAGTAGTTTCAAAAATAGGCGAAAAAAATTCCCGCCAAAATTTTGATCTGTAGGGTTTTTTCAAAATATGATATTAATTGAAGATTCTATCACTGATGATTTATATCAAAAATGTGTGGATGAACTAAATGAAAAGTTATCTGAAAATTGTTGGAAGTCTAGTATTTTAAATTGGGGTTCTGATGTTCGACAAGGAGTTGTTGGTAGTTGCATCATTACACCTGTATCAGATACTATACATCAGCTATTAGAAAAAGAATTAAAATTATATTTTCCAAAATATGATAAATTAATGCTTCAATATTATATTTGGCAACCACAGTCTGGTATCAGTTGGCATAATGATGAAGCACCTGATAGATTATTTGGTGCTACTTTATATTTAAATGAGAAATGGCATCCTGATAATGGAGGATGGTTTATCTGGGAAGACAATAAGGGTCATCATACAATTCTTCCTAAGAAAAAATTCTTAGCAATTAATAATAATTATGAGTATCATTGTGTTACTCCAGTTTCTATAGGATTTCGTTGCACAATTCAAATATGGGGTCTTTTGTAACATAAAATACAAAAGTGCTTGACTATATACTATGAATGTGTTAATATAAACACATCGTTCATCTTATGGGCATTATACTTTACTTATCACTTCTTGCTAGTCACGAACCAGTCCATTGGACTATTAGATGTGACGGTTGGAAAGATTTGGCTTCAGAGGTTCGTAAAGATGAATATCTTGATGAACAATCAAAGTCAGATTTGATAGACTACTTTAGTACTAAAGTGGAAGAAGAATGCGATTTTGAACCATAAGACGCAAGTAAGCCGACTCGGAACGGGTTCGTTCATCTCCTACGGGAGACGCAAAAGCCGACTGAAGGAACGGGAACACGGATCCCTCGCAAGAGGTAAAGGTGCAAATTCCAACTACTTTAGGAGAAACCAAATGGCACAAGTCACATACCGTGGTGTCGCATATGACACCGATAGGAACAAAGCAAAGCAGACTAACAAGGTCGATCTAACTTACCGTGGTGTAAGACAAGAAAAAGAACTTACAAGTCTTAAGTGATTGAAACATTAGAGATATGTGTAGCATCTGCTATCTTTCTCACAATCATAACTGCTGAAGTTCAGTTCCTATATGGAAAATAAATGAAGGGGGTTGTACCCCTTCTTTTTTTATGCTATAATGTTAAAAAAAAGAAAAATGTGGAGTCCTGTATGGATTTGGGAATCTGAAATTCCTCATAATATATGCGATCAAATAATAAATTGCTCTAATAAAATAGAATATGAAAATGGATTAACACAATCTGGCGACGATGGCAGAAAAGTTAACATTAAATTTTTATATGAAGAATTTAATTGGATTAATGCTTTATTATGTGGTTATGGTCTATTCGCAAACTGTAAAAATTTTAAATATGAATTATCAAAGTGTGATATGGAGGGAGTTCAACTATCTAGATATACGTTAGGACAATTTTATAATAAACACGTCGATTTTAATGGAAATTCAAATACAAAATCATATACTAGAAAATTAAGCATGAGTGTTCAATTATCAGATGAAAATTCTTATGATGGTGGTGATTTGATTATACATTATAGTGGGGAGAAATATATTGCTCCTAAAGTCAAAGGAACTGTTATAGTATTTGACAGTAGATTAACACACGAAGTTACTCCGATAACTAAAGGAGAGAGATATTCATTAGTTAAATGGTTTCATGGTGATAATCCACTTGCATAATATTGTTTCTATGCTATAATTATTTAAAAGTTAGTTTTATGGACAGAGCAAAACTCAAACTGATGGTTCGCAACTTAGAACTATTGGTTGATGATATTAAAGCAGAGGTTTATTCTGACGTACAATCTTACGTTAGTCCACCTCCGACTATTACACAAGATTATGACGAAATACTAGAGGACGACGATGGCTACCCAGATTAGTAGAGCAAAAAGATTAATCAAAATGCTTGAAAGATTAATCAAAAAAGACTATCTATATACAGAGGAAGAACTTAAAACGATCAAGTCTCAATTACGAACTGTAAAAGAAGAATTAGCTGCTGCTGAAGCAAAAACATCAAAAGGATTTAAATGAACGTATCTCTTGTAAGTGTATCACCCGATGCTGAAAAGCATATGGCATATTGTG